CCCCTTTCGGGGCCACCACGTGTTGGTGCAAACACACTCTGTCGGTTAAAGCCGACCAAACCTTGTACCAAAGGAAGGATGCCATGACCGGACTATCGTCAGAGAAAATCCGAGAGAGCCAAATTGTCATACCTGGTTGCTATGATAGGCAACAGATAGGCAATGGGGCTCCTTTTGGGGAGTACTCTAGCGGTGATTCGGTCTTCCGTTCAACGGAAAGGCTTATTCTCGGTAACAGTCCTGCTATGAGTCGGAATCCCAACGGTACCATTCGGTACTCTGGGCAACCGTTTCAAACCAGTACTTGTCGGTTATCTGTTATGGCTGCGAGGTTTCAGGAAAATTTCCTGTACAATTCGAGCCTTAATTGGCGTATGCTAGCTGATGGTTGGTTTGTACCAAACATTGGCCAGGGCGCCAATACCCTTTTTAACGGGTTAGATGCCGACTTCATTGCGACTGAGGCTTGGGGCACACGCGGTTGGCACCGCTATGCTCCAAATCCCGAAAGCAGCTCTCTTGCTGTTTTCCTCGCTGAGTTACGAGACTTCCCTACAATTCCTCACGGAATTAAGGACTTTCACAAAACCATTACGGATAATCCGAAGTGGCTCGGGAAAGATTACCTTAATTACGCGTTTGGATGGAAGCCGCTTATCCGAGACATTAGAAGTTTTTACAAGACTTCTAATGAATTGGACGCCAGGCTTCGCCAGCTTGCCCGAGATAATGGGCAGCCGGTACGTAGGGGAGGTCCTATCCATACGGACACGACTACCAGCGTAGTGGAAAGCTCGGGGACCGGATACCCAACTGGGTTATGGCCTCCGATTAATGCTTCTCACTTCGTTGGACCGTGGAAGAAGACTGTGACGCAGTCATTGACTGTGTCATATTGGTTTTCGGCACGATTTCGGTACTATATTCCCGATCTCGGAACGAAAGCATGGGAAGATAGAGCGGGTAAGCTCCTTTACGGGAGCTCGCTTACTCCGTCTACCGTGTACCAACTTCTTCCATGGACGTGGGCGCTCGACTGGCACACTAACATTGGCGATACTATAGCCAATTTTAGTGCTCAGCCGGCTGAGAATCTGACAGCGGATTATGCTTATGTGATGGAACACCGTCGCATAGACACTCAGACTGTGTACCAATTTGCTACACATTCTGGGCCGAAAACCTGTTCCGTAACAATGGAGCAGGAGAGTAAGTACCGCTTGCCAGCCTCACCTTTTGGGTTTGGTGTCACTTGGGATGGGTTCTCGCCCAAACAGGTGGCCATTATGGCAGCTCTGGGAGTTACCCGGAGCTAGCCAGCAGGAATTGTTCCTGTTGGTTGAAATCCCTCATGGAGTCATGCTTTGTTTGCAGATCCACAATCCGTCACCATCAATGCGGTGGCGAAGTCCCTTCCGGCTATTGCCAGGGACGATACTTCTTCGACTTATCGGATGGATACGGGCGACTATGAACTAGTCGTTTCGCGTCAATTCGGTAAGCGTAATCGTTTTAGCGTTCGCTTGAACGCTAAGAAGATTGCGGCAGACCCTCTTGCTTCAGCTAACAATCTGGAGTACAAGATGTCTGTTTATCTCGTTATTGATGTGCCCCCTGTGGGTTACACCAATACCGAGGCGAAGGATATCGCTCTTGGCCTGGCTGGTTGGCTCACTTCCGCTAACCTGTTGAAGGTGCTTGGTGGGGAAACCTAACCAGTTTCTTCACTAACGGGGGGGGAGATGGTAACATCTCTCCTCATCGTGGATTGTCGATCGCGGTCTGCAAGCAGAGCTATGGATCTAATGAACCCTCTATAAGGAGAGCCGTTAGTGAAAAGCCTTATGTGGCTCGTGAGTTGTATGCTGAATGATATCAGCATACGGTGTCGCACCGACACTAGCCGAGATTTTCGTTATATATCTCGGCGGGTCGAACACGAGGGGTCGTCATTTCTGACGATATCCCTGTCTAACTTTGGTAAAGACTTCGAAAGAAGTCTCGACCAAGGTTATATCGGTCCAGACATGTTTATTGGGTTTCATCAACCCAATCGACGTGTGGCGTTCCCTGCCTTCTTGCAGGGTTTGCTCGGCCGTGTGTTCGAAAGTTCGGGTAAGTTGCTTGATGTTCCCGATGTGGAGGCTATTCGATGCGTAAGGCAAATTTGCCTTATGTGGAAGAAAATCCATCTCCCCTGTTCAAAGGAGAGAATCGATGAAGCTTTCACGTCGTACGTCAAGTGTGATACTGAAGTGCCTACTGGCCCTGATGACTACCCTAACCGGTTACTTTGCCGGTTCAGAAATGTCTCAGAACTCCTCTGGTCTTCCGTACTCTTCCGCGTCAATGAAATCATTGCCGATGGAGAGTGTGTGCGACCGAGGCACGGCCCGGGAGCCACTGCCGAACGTATCTCCGGAAACGGAAAATACGTGTTTAGGGAGTGGACCACCCGCCTAGAGGCTGCGTTTCCTTTCACTGGGTATGGACTTGCGTCCTTAAACCAGCTTGAGGAGCTTAACCTCGAAGAGATAGACTTCAGAGAACCCGAGGAAGAGCGGCCCGTAAGGGTCATTGCTGTTCCTAAGACACTAAAGACACCCAGGATTATAGCTATAGAACCGGTGTGTATGCAATATACACAACAGGCTGTGCTAGAACACCTGGTAGATTACCTCGAGTCGGTTCCGCTGGTTAAAGGTCACATTAACTTTAGTGACCAATCGATTAATCAGCGACTTGCCTTAATTGGATCGGCCGATGGTAGCTATGCTACCCTTGACCTGTCCGAGGCTTCCGACAGGGTATCTTTAGTACTCGTAGAAGAAATGCTAGCGTCTTCGTCTCTGAGTATTCTTAGAGATGCGGTGCTAGCGTGTCGGTCTACGAGAGCGGACGTTCCTGGGCACGGAATTATTGTGCTCAACAAGTTCGCTTCGATGGGTTCGGCTCTCTGTTTTCCCATAGAGTCAATGGTTTTCTTGACCATTGGTCTCTGTGCGATAATGGAAGAGCTCAACTTGCCTGATACATATGCGGCTATCGCGCAAGCGATGGGCCACATATGGGTTTACGGGGACGATATCATTGTCTCCGCAAACAAGGTGCATGCTGTCCTGGATTGGCTTACATCTTTTAAGATGAAGGTCAATACTAGCAAGTCCTTCTGGACCGGAAGGTTCAGAGAGTCTTGCGGTATGGATGCATACGCCGGAGAACCGGTAACACCGGTTTATCTCCGACGTTTGCCGCCACAGGATAGACGCTCAGGTTCTGAGATAGTATCATTCGTTGCCTTTGCCAACCAGCTGTATGAAAACGGCTATTGGCAGACAGCAAGGGCAGTTCGTACGGAAATCGAAGCCATCCTTGGCCCGCTTCCGCACGTCCTAGATACTTCTCCAGCGCTTGGTTGGGTATCCTACTGTAAAAGTAGGTACTCAATTCAGCGTTTTAACGCTAGGTTGCATCGCCCCGAAGTAAAGGGCTATGTGACTCACGTTAAAAAGGAGTCGGATAATCTAGATGATTACCCGGCCCTTCTGAAGTCGTTCCTCAGACGTGGAGAAGAACCCACGGTTGATCCCGAACACTTGACGAAGAGCGTACTCTCCGCGAGAGTCGACATCAAATCGCGGTGGTCTACTCCTTACTAACCAAGTAAGGAGTCCTCTATACCCGTAAGGGTGTAGAAGTGGAG